AGAAAATAGGAGATATAGGAATGGCATATCAATCTATCGGACTTGGAAGTTCAGCGAATGATGGGACGGGCGATACCCTTCGTGCTGGAGGTGACAAGGTAAACGATAACTTTGTGGAACTGTACACATTATTAGGTACTGGTTCTGCTTTAACTTCTGGGATTAGTTCAACTGCAACCGTAGTTACATTAACAGCCCCAGTAATCGCTACAAGTTTAGACCTTAATGGTTCTGAATTAATATTAGATGTTGATGCAGATACTTCAATCACTGCTGATTCAGATGATACAATAGATTTCAAAATAGGTGGTGCTGATATATTTCAGATGACTGCAACTAAACTTGACCTTAATGGTAAAGAATTAGTTTTAGATGCAGACGCTGATACATCTATCACTGCTGATGTAGATGATACTATTAATATTAAAATTGCTGGTAATGATAGAATAGATTTATCAACTGGTTTAGTATCAATTAAAAATGATGGTTCAAAATCACAAGTAAGATTGTATTGTGAAAGTTCAAATGCACATTATGTTGCAATAGAATCTCCAGCTCATGCTGTTTATGCTGGTAACATTACAGTTACTTTACCGAACAAAACATCAACACTTCAAGGTTCATCAACTGAAACTATCACTGGTGCTGGTGGTACAAATGCATTAGATGATGATATTGAAGTATCACTTTTAAATACAGCTAGTGGTACTGCATCACTAACTCTTTCTGCTGGTCGTTTTGTTGGACAAAGAAAAATAATCATTATGACTGTTGCTGGTAACAATGCAACAATGACACAATCAAATGGTAACTTAAATTCTACCAATGTTTCAACAAGTATTTTATTTAATGCGATTGGTGAAAGTGTAATATTAATTTACAATGGTTCAAACTGGAATGTAGTTTCAGTAAATGGTGCAACCATATCATAGGATAAATTATGGCTGTCTTTCAACTTCCAACTGATGGTATCGCAGATGGTGCTATCACGACTGCAAAAATTAATGCATCAGTAAGTCTTGGTGCATCTGTTAATATTATTCTTAACGGAACAGATGGTGGAGGTTCTAATGCTGGTGATAATTTAATTCTTGATGGAACAGATAACTCAAGTTCTAATGCTGGTGATAAAGTTCAATATAATGATGTCCTAGATGCAAATGCCATTCCCCAATCTTTTGGACAATCAGCACAGTTTAGAGCAAACACTAAATTTTTAAATGAAACACTTACAATTCCTCAAGGAGTCAATGCAATGGCAGTAGGGCCTCTCACGGTTACTTCTGGTAATACATTGACAATAGAGGGAGATGTCGTTATACTTTAGGTAGATTTTATGGGTACATTAAAAGTAGATAACATACAAACTGAATCTGGTAGTGCAATCATTACTAATGGTGTGATTCCAGCTGCACAATTAAGAAGTTCTAATATTGGTTTTACATTACTTTCAACACAAACAGCATCTTCTTCTGCTAGTATTAATTTTGATAGTAGTGTGATTACAACTGACTATGAATCTTATTATGTGGTAATAAACAATTTGAGACCAGCAACAGACCAAGCATCTTTAAGTTTTAAGTTTTCTGCTGATAATGGAAGTTCATTTCTTTCTGAAAGTTATGGTGCAAGAAGTTCTGGTGGTAAAACTCAAACTGGTTCAGATTCTAGTGGTTCATCAAATAATTCTGGATATTATAATCATGGATTTTATATGAATAATGCTACAGGCAAAGGAAGTTGTTATGAATTTCGTTTTAATAATTTAACTGTGAGTGGTGGTGGTCATAAAAGTTTTTTTGGTCATTATGTAACTGATTATAGTGATGATACAAATTATTATGGTGGTGACATAAATGGAATGGTTTTTAATAACACCTCAGTTATAAATTATATATCATTTTATTGTTCAAGTGGAAATGTGTTAGCAGGAACATTTAAACTTTACGGATTAGTGTAATGGGTACATTAAAAGTAGATAACTTACAAAAAAGAGATGGTACTGCACTTATCACAGACGGAGCTGCAACATCAAATTTACTTCCTCAAGCTTCATTAAGAAGTGCTGGTGTTGGAATGATATTGTTGAACACAACTGATGTTACATCAGCTACATCAACTGTAACTTTTGATAGTTCACTTATTACTGATAGTTATGATATTTATCAATTAAGTTATACTAATATTGACCCAGTAACTGATGGTGTGTCTTTACGAGGTAGACTCTCAACTGATAATGGAAGTTCTTTTATATCTACTGCATATAAAACTGGATATTATTATAATAAAATTGGTGGCAGTGGTTCTAGTCAATCTGGTTCTAGTCAAAGTAGTTATTTTAGTGATACACTTACTTATGGCAATGATGCTGGTTTTCAACATGGTGGCGTAATTACTTTTTATGGTTTGCGAAGCTCAAATCATCATAAAGTATTAATTCAAACGCAAGTTATAAATGGAACGAATGGAGTGCCTTATCATACTGCACAAAATTGGTATATAGAAAATACAAATAAAATGAATCATATAGAAATGTCATTTTCAAGTGGCAATATTTCAGTGGGTTCATTTAGTTTTTATGGATTAACATAATGGGAACATTAACAGTAGACAATTTAAATTTAGCAGGAACATCAGTTACTCAAGTTGGTAAAGTATTACAAGTTCAATCTGCATTTAAATCTGATACAGATAGTACAACATCTACAAGTGATGTTGCAATATCTGGATTATCGTTAACCTTAACTCCAGCATCTACATCTAGTAAAGTGTTAGTGCAATTTGATGTAGGTACTATGGGTAATCATGGCAGTGCCCATATGTTTTATACAGTTTATAGAAGTATAGGTGGTGGTTCATACTCTGCGATAGGACAAGGAACTGGTGGTAGTTCATATAATTATGCCGCTGGTACTTATGCAAGTAGTAGTAATAATTATGATGCAGTAGGTCATTGTTTTTTAGATTCACCAAACACAACATCAGAAATAACTTATAAATTATATTTTAGAAGTAGTAGTGGTTCATATACTATGTATATTAATAGAAGAGCAGGAGATGATTTATTTAGAGGGTCAACAAGTTTAATTTGTACGGAGATAAGTGGATGAGTTATACTAGACACGAAGCAATCAGAGAATTATATTCTAATGTCGTTACTGTTAGTGATAGTGCTGGTGCGTTTGATAAAGATGGAAAATTAGTTTCTGTTGATGAAGATAAAGTTAAAACAAAAATGGCAGAACTTAAAGCTGCATATGATAAATTACAATACCAAAGAGATAGACAAGTTGATTATCCAAGTATTGTAGACCAACTAGATGAAATCTATCATAATGGAATTGATGGTTGGAAAACAAAAATTAAAGCGATTAAAGACAAGTACCCTAAAGGATAAAAAATGGCATATATTGGAAAAGAACCTTCGTTTGGTGCATTTGAAAAAGACATCTTTACTGGTGATGGTTCAACTACACAATTTACTTTGACACATAATGTTGCCTCTGCAACTTCTATTATTGTTTCTTTAGGTGGTGTCATTCAAGAGCCTGGTAGTGCATATGATATTGGAATGGTTAGTGGTTCTCAAAAAATTACATTCGCATCTGCACCAGCAAACTCTGTAAGATGTTTTGTTATTTATCTTGGTAGACAACAAATAGTTTCTGCAAGAGCAACCACTGATACAACTCCAACGGTAGATACATTTACTGGTGATAATTCAACAACTGGATTTACTTTATCAAGAGTTCCTATTAATGCATCATCAACAGTCATTGCATTTGTAAATGGTGTGTTTCAAAAATACACAACTAACTTTGCAATCTCTGGTTCAACAATAACTTTTACTTCTGCGCCAGGAACATCTGCTGTCATAGTGGTAGTTCATTTATCTACAACTAATGAGGTAAATTTAGGAACAGTAAGTGATAATGCAATCTCTACTGCAAAACTTCAAGACGATTCAGTAACAAACTCTAAAGCTGCATTTACTTACTCATCATCATATTTTACTGGTGATGGTTCTACAACTGCATTTACAGTTACGGCAGGACATACAGTTAATAGTGTTATCGTAACAGAGAATGGAATTGTTCAGAAACCAACTACCGATTATGGTGTGTCTGGTACAACTTTAACTTTTACAACTGCACCAGCAAATACAGTACAGATTGGTGTTAGATATTTAGTAGTATAGGATAATTAAATGACTACAAAAATTACTGGTGATAATATTACTGATGGTTCAGTTACAACAGATGATTTAAATGCAGCTGCAAAGTCAAGTGGTGCAACAGATGGTAATGCTTTTAATATCGGTGTATTAGGATTTAAGATTGCAGTCAATGAAGGTTTGACAATCTTTAATTTAGTTGATGGTATTGTTGATGAATTCAATAATGAAACTGGTATAGACACAGCAGAAAATGTAACATCACCTTATGATGCAACTTCCGATTTCTATTCAAATTTAGATGGCCCTAATCCTATTCCATCTCCACAAGCATCTTTAACTCAAATCACATCAAGTGGGTCTGGTACATTTGCAAATGAACCAACTACAACTGTTGTTAAAGTTTTTGCACTCGCTGGTGGAGGTGCAGGCGGTGGTGGAGGTTATGGTTCTGGTGGTGGCGGCGGCGGTGGTGCTGGTGGTGTCGTTTTAGATGCTGATGTTCCAGTAACTGGTGGTGCTAGTGTCGCAATAAATGTTGGTGCTGGTGGTGAAGGTATGTTTCAACCAAATCATCCAAGTTATCCAAATCCAGATACATCTGCACCTTGGCGACCAGTAGAATGGCCAACTTACGGCCCACAAACTGGAGGGCCTACTGGTGCAACTGTACCTCAAGGTGGTACTCGTTCAAAACCAGGCGGTGATACAACTTTTGGCCCAACGATTACAGCAGAGGGTGGGGGTTCTGGTGGTCACGCATACACTGTTAATGAACCCTCTTATGACCCATTATTTCCTAGTTTAGAATACACAGATGGTGCTCCAGGCGGTTCTGGTGGGGGTGCTGGATATTCTGAAGGTACAGTAGGTGAAGGTGAAACTGGAGAGAACAGACACCCAGCTGGTGATTTAACACAACAAGGATTTGATGGTGGTCAAATGAATCCAGGCTCCAATTATAGTGGTGGTGGAGGCGGTGGCGCTGGTGCAGTAGGTGGTAATGCACCACCTAGTGAAGGTGGTGATGGTGGTGCTGGTATTGCAGTAGGGCCTCCCAACCCACAATTAAATTGGTTTCCTGCTGGTTATGGTCACCCAGATGGTTCTGTTGGTGGTGGTGGAGGTGGAGGTTCTTACAATCCAGGCTCTAAAACTGAAGGTGGTGCTGGAGGTGGTGGAGACGGAAGTCATCAACCAGGCCCAACTACAACTCCAGCAGAAAATTCAAGAGGTGAAGATGGTGTTGCAAATACTGGTGGTGGAGGTGGTTCTTTTGCTGGTTCTCCAGGCGGTGGATATGCAGACCACAGAGGTGGTTTAGGTGGTAGTGGACAACTAGTTGTATTAGAAATGGAGTCTTTAACTACAGCTACAAGTAGTACATTAGTATCAGATACATTTACTGCAAACTCAGTACCAACAAAAGCAAGAATAGTTTTATTTGCAGAGATAAGTGATGATTTAAATACAGATGTAACAGTTTCTGCAACCAGAGATAACACAACCTATAATGCAATTACATTAACAGATACTGGTTATGTAACTGGTAGTAGTGGTACAAAAATATTTACTGGTTCTACTCCATTAACTGGAACTGCAAGTCCTCAAGTACAAGTTCGTTGGAAAATAGTTGGAAGTAATCAAACTGCTGAAAATAAAATTCATGGCGTTGCATTACAATGGGGTTAGGTTATGACAACAAGAGTTGATGGTGCAAATATCAAAGACGGTGATATCACTGAAGCAAAATTACAAACAAGTTTAAATCCATCTGGTACAATAGATAGTAATGCATTTAACATTGGAGTGTTAGGTTTTAAACTTGCAGTCAATGATGGTTTAACTGTATTCAATTTAGTAGATGGTGTAGTAGACGAATTTCACGATAACACTGGTGTAGATACTGCTGAAAATTCAAATGTATTATATGATGCATCATCAGATTTTTATACTAATCAACAAGCAGGCACATATCCAGGCAGTCCATATATAGTTTCTGATTTTACAAGTCCAGGCACATATACTGCACCAGCAACAACCACTGCAATTAATTTATTAGTAGTCGGTGGTGGAGGTGGTGGTGGTGATGGACACCCATCTTATACTGCTGGTGCTGGTGGTGCTGGAGGATTAATTTATTTAAATAATTTACCAGTTACTTCTGGTGGAACTTATTCTGTTACAATAGGAGAAGGTGGTGAAGGAAAAGGTTATCCTGGCTCAGGCGTAGCTGATGACGGAGGTGATACAACATTTGTTTATTCACCGAGTGTAAATATCATAGGTGAAGGCGGTGGTGGTGCTGGTTACACAAGTGGTTCTCAAAGACCAGGCGGTTCTGGTGGTGGTTTGTCAAATCAATATACACTCACACATACTGGTGGAACTGGAACACAATCTACAAATCATCCAATAACTGGTATATCTGATTTTGAAGGAACTGCATATGTAAACTCACCACCAAGTTTTTCTTCTGAAGGTTCAGAACAAGTTGGTAGTTTTGGTAATTCTGCTGCAGGCCCACAAGTTTATGGTATGGGTGGTGGTGGTGCTGGAAGTTCAAACTTTACTAACCCCCACCCACAAGGTTTTGGAGCAGGCACAAATGGTGGAGAAGGTTTAGATTATAATATTGTAGATGGTTCTACTGCAATAGGATTTGCTGGAGGTGGTGCTGCTGGTTACTCTGCTCCAACTGGTGCAGGCGAAGGTGGTGAAGGTGATGAAGGAGGCCGTTCTGGTGGTGAAATATCTTCAAAGGTAGGTGTTGCTAATACTGGTGGCGGTGGTGGAGGTGGTTCTGTATCAGAGGGTGGCGATGGAGCAGACGGTAGAGTTGTTGTTGCAACATCTAGACACCTAGTCACAAATACATCTATGACTTTAATATCAGACACATTTACTGCAAATACAGCACCAAGTACAGCACGGATTGTAATTTTTGCAGAATTAGGTGATGATATAAATTCAGAGATTAGTGCAAGTGTAACTAGAGATAATACAACATTTAACTCTGTTACATTAACAGATGAAGGATATTCTGCTGGTTCTAGTGGAATTAAAATTTTTAGTGGTTCTACTCCATTGACTGGAAGTGCATCACCACAAGTTAGACTTCGTTGGAAGATTGTTGGTTCATCTCTTGAAGGTGAAAATAAAATACACGGAGTGTCTTTACAATGGAAATAAATTGTGATAAATATAATAAATAAAAGGAATTAAGATGGTAACTAGAATTACAAAACAATCACCGACTGGTGGTGCAAAATTAAAAAAACCAGATGGTTCTACTTATATAGAATTACCAGAAACACCTTTTGATGCAAACAAAGAAGGTGAAACAAGAAAGATTGATGAAACAACTGGATATTTTGGAAAGAAGGTTTCATAGATGCCAATAAGTAAAATACCAGTAGGTGCAATACAATCTGGAACGATTGCAACAACACAGATTGCAGATAATGCTGTCACCACTGCAAAGATTTTAGATGATAATGTTACCTCTGCAAAAATTCCGAATAGTGCAGTTGGTTCAACAGAAATTTCTTCTAGTGCTGTCACTCGTGATGAGTTACAATCAGCAGCAGTAAATAATATTTCATCAGATTCTATCATTTTAAATTCTACAAATGGTACTGCTGATGCTGGTGATTTTTTAGTTTTAGATGGTACTGATGGTTCTAGTTCAAATGCAAATCACAGAATATTATTTGACGAAACTTTTGTAGATAAAATTGGATTGTTTAACATTAACACTTTAGGTGCTAGTGGTACTGCACTTAAAGTTAATTCTTCTGGAACTGCATTTGAATTTGGAAGTGCTGGTGGGTTGGTTTTGTTAAATACAACTGATGTTACATCAGCTACAGCAACTGTAACTTTTGATAGTTCACTTATTACTGATACTTATAGTAAATATATCCTTGAATATGAGGGTTTAAAACCAGTTACTGATGCAGCAACTTTTAGGTCAAGATATTCAACAGATAATGGAAATTCTTTTTTAACTGGAACTTTTAATTATGGTTATCATTATACAAGATTAGGTTCTGCTAGCACTGGTGGTAATGCTCAAACACCAAGTGATTATGCCAACAGTTCATATGGATTGGGTAATGATGCTAACCATCAAGCGGCAGGAACTTTTCATATTTCTGGTATGAGAGATTCTAATTCTTATTTAGCAATAGAGCATCATTATATTCTTGAACAATCTAACAATAGTGATTTTTGTGGTCAAGACGGATATTATTTTGAAAATACTTCTGTTATTAATTTTATGGAATGGAGTTTTAGTAGTGGAAATATTGCAGATGGAACATTTAGTTTGTATGGATTAGCAAAGTAATAAATTATAGGAGATAAAAATGGCATACACACATAAAATGGTTAATGGTGAAAAAGTACCTTTGACCGAAACAGAAATAAAAGAACTTGAAGCAAGAGATGTAGAGTGGGCAAAAGGAGCTTACGATAGAGCGATTGCTGGTTTAAGAATGGAAAGAAATAATAAACTTGCACAGTCAGATTGGATGGCAAATTCTGATGTAAGCATGAGTGATTCTTGGAAAACTTATAGACAAGAGTTAAGAGATTTGACAAATGGATTAGATACTGAAGACAAGGTAAATAAAGTTACTTGGCCAACAGAACCATCATAAGATGGACTAAATAGTAAGAAGGAATAACAATGGCTGCAATTATTACAGAAAAATTTAGACAAACAAACGCTGCTCAATTTGAGGAATCGTTTTCTGAAACAAACGAAAACTATTATATGTTTGTAGGAAAATCAACTCCTTTTACTAGTGGAACTTCTGGTGGAAGTGATACTTCTCCACCAACTCCAGTAGATGATATCACATCAGAAAATTATAGATGGGACTCAATGTTAGGTGCAAATGCGATTGCATCTTCTGATGTATCAAGAGGCGTTCCTAGAAGAACATATACATCTGGTACTACTTACGATATGTACGAACATAATATCAGTGCAGCTAATCCTTCAAATCAAACTGGTGCAAGTAATCTTTTTGATTCTACATTTTTTTTCATAACTTCAGATTTTAGAGTTTATAAAGTTTTATATAACTTAAATTCTTCTGGAAATAAAATAGCACTATCAACAGAACCTACTTTTACTTCCCCAGTAAAACAATTTGTTGGTGGTTATTTTCTACAATATATGTACACATTGACAACCACTCAAGTAGATAAATTTTTAACAACAGACTTTATGGCAGTCGCAACAGACTCAACTGTATCATCTGGTGCAGTAACAACAAGCACAGACTCTGCACCTTTTAATGGTGCTCCGATTGATACTTTCTTGGTAACAAGTCAAGGTAGTGGTTATCCAGATGGAACTTACTATGTAAAAGTTGCTGGTGATGGAAGTGGTGCAATACTTAAAATTGTTGTGAGTTCAAATGTAATTACAAGATTTGGTGAAACTGGTGTATCATCAGTACAAGCTGGTGGTGCAAACTATACTTTTGCAACAGTAGACCTAGCAGGAACTAATGTTTATACGGATACTGGTGCAACATCTTTAATTAGTGGTTCTACTTTATCAACTTGGAACTCTGCAACTGCTGGAACTATAGCTCCAATCATATCACCTCAAGTTGGACACGGACATGATGCAGTAGAAGAATTAGGTGGACACTTTGTAATTTTAAATACAAAATTTGAACAAGAAGAAGGTAATGATATCACAGTTGCAAATGATTTCAGACAAGTTGGTATTATGAAAAACCCAACTCAATTTAATAGTTCAACATTATTCACTGCTTCAACTGCAAGAAATACTTATGCAATTTATATTCCTTCACCAAGTGGAGATTTTGATGCAGATGAAAAAATAACTCAAGCAACCACTGGTGCAGTAGGTAGAGTTGTTGAATGGGATGCAACAAATAAAATTTTATATTATCAACAAGAAAGATTTTCAAACTATGGTGTGAATACTGCAAGTAATACAGTATTATTCTCTGGTGCAAATGCAATATCTGGTGCAGACTCTAGTGCATCTGGTACACCATCATCAACTAGTTCTGAAACTGTTGATAGTATCGCATTTTCAAGTGGTTATGCAAATCCAGAAATGCACCCAGATAGTGGAGACATAATTTATATAGAAAACAGAAGACCTATTTCACGAGCATCTGACCAAACAGAGGATGTAAAAATTATAGTTGAGTTTTAAGAATGGCACAAAAAACAAATCTAAATGTATCACCATATTATGATGATTTTGATACAAGTAAAAATTTTCATAAAGTATTATATAGACCTGGCTTTGCAGTACAGGCTAGAGAGTTAACTTCACAACAATCTATACTTCAAAATCAAGTTGAAGAAATGGGTAGAAACATCTTCAAAGAAGGTGCAATAATATCTGGTGGTGAAGTTGGAATGGATAAACAGTATTATGCTGTTAAGATTCAAGGTACTTTTAATACAACAGACATTACATCAAATATATCATCATACAAAGACAAAATTATTACTGGTGCAACATCTGGTGTGGCTGCGACAGTTGTAGGAACTGCTGATGCAAGTGGTGATGACCCAATAACTTTATTTGTAAAATATTTAAATCCAGATTTAACTGGTGAACAATTTGTATTTACTGATGGAGAAAATTTATTTGCTGACGGTGCAATCGGTTCTTTTATTGCTGGTCAAGAATCATTAACTATTCAATCATCAGATGCAACTGCGATTGGTTCAGCAGTAACTGTTGCAGCTGGTACATATTTTGTTAGAGGTCATTTTGTAAATGTTTCAGAACAAACATTAGTTTTAGATAAGTATGGTAACACACCATCTTATAGAATTGGTTTTACAGTTACAGAGGATTTGGTAACTCCAGAAGAAGATACAACATTATATGATAATGCAACTGGTACATCAAATGAAAATGCTGCTGGTGCTCATAGATTAAAAATTTCATTAACACTTGCAAAATTATCTTTAACAGATACTAATGATACAAACTTTGTTGAGATTATGAGAGTTAATCTTGGTAATGTTTTATCTGCATCTAGAAATACTGAGTATGCAGTATTAGGTGAAACACTTGCAAGAAGAACTTATGACGAATCTGGACACTACATTGTTAGAGATTTTAAACCAGATGCTAGAGAAACTTTAGATGATGGTCTTAACAATGGTGTGTTTGAATCTGGAACTACAACTGATAGTGGAAACGCAGCCTCAGAAGATTTACTTACTTTACATCTAACGCCAGGTAAGGCATATGTTGCTGGTTATGAAATAGAAAAAAGTCACCCAACATTTATTGATATAAGAAAACCAAGAACAACTGAAACAGTTGATAATGCAATCACACCAGTTGAAGTTGGTAATACAATCGTAGTTGAAAATGCATTTGGTTCTCCAGATATATCTCCAGAAACGCCAGGTTCTATTGATGAACCATTTATGGAAGTTTCACTTCACGATAACTTTACAATATCAAAATCAACTGGTACAACTGGTGGGCCTGCAAGAGGAACAGAAACGGATAGTATTCTAACAGAAGATGGTGGAAAAATTGGTGTCGCAAGAGTAAGAAGTTTTGACACAGTTGTAAATAATTCAACAGTAACTGACTTTTTATCAAATAGTGCAGATAATGATTCACAATTTAATCTTGGATTATTTGATATTAAAATGTTTACAGAGATTGATTTTGATGGAGTTGTAACTACATCTGAATTTGTTGCTGGTGCAAAAATAACTGGTGCAAATTCTGGTGCAACTGGATTTGTTCACTCTGTTAGTTCAGATGCAGTTTATCTTACAAATGTTAATGGTATATTTACAGTTGATGAGAAAGTAAAATCAAGTGCATCAACTCAATCAGATGAATTAGCACACCAAAATGGTACAACAACAGATTTGACAATCAGTGCAATAGAGTCATTTGATATAAGTCAAGTGAGACAAATCTTTATGAATGATGACGATTCAGGTCAAGCAAACTTTAGTGCTGATTGTGTTATGCAAAGTAGATTTAATTTAACTGGTACAGTATCACTCACAAGAAATACGGATACTTTAGTCGGACAAAACACTTTATTTAATACTGAATTAAGAGCTGGTGATGTTTTAGAAGTTCCAACTGGTGCTAATAGTGCAACAGAAAAAATTGTTATTGAAAGTGTAACAGATAATACTACTGCAACTTACTTTTGTATTCAAGGTGGTGCAGTTGT